CTCCCTGTCTCCCCTTTACCCCGGGCAGGGCCCCATCTCGCAGGGGGGCTCAAAGCCGCCGTAGCCTGATACGGTGGGCTGATTAAGCTGGTTCTCTCACTATCGGGACACTGTCGCAGTGTCACAAAGATCGCAGTACTCCATTCGGTGTCTCTCACAATTGATTCTAGCCTTTCCTTTGCCAGCCAAGCATGACGGATGTAGAACCATCCACTTGTCCCAATTGCAGAACAACTCCCACTCACCATCTGTTATGCCGTATAACCTCCGCAACTCGGCCTCCGCAATTGGGTCATCATCAAAGACCTCCGCACCAACCCAATCAAGGGAGGAGCCAAGATACTTCATCAAATCTACCCCACTGCTAACTGTTCTGTGAATGAGTTGTCTCTCCACTATTGAGCCCGCCACCCTCCGCGGAGAGCTGCAGGCCATCAGTGCTCGCTGGAAACACCTCGCCATAGCTGGCACATGGCGGTTGACAACCATCTCTGAGAGAAGTTTGGCAACCATCAGATCTAGGGCCTCCGCCCCCCTAACTCCCGTAGGGGTCCAGGGCAAGCGGGTAAGAATCCTCCTGGGATCACGAGTCGGCCTCGCGATCCCATCTTTACACATGATGTTCTTATGTTGGCAATAATACTCATCATCCGCACTGTCCACAACAGTGATGTCCCTGAGTATCATTCCGAACGCTTTGCCAACAACCACCTCCGCGACCTCCATGAAACGCGCAGAATCCGCCCGTTCCATCCATGCCACCGAATCATCGCCGTCACAGATAAACTCAGCCTCGATACCCAGCATCCGACAGATGGTATAGAAATTCAAGACGTTTGTAACCGAGTTACCACCTCCAGTATTTCTATCCCCGGACATACGGGTTCCACAAGCTTGGTATCGGATACCATTCTTAGTGGTACACCTATTCCTCATCTGCCGAGCCAAGAGCCTTCGGTTGAGCCCTGGACACATCTTCTCCCACACCTGGTGTTCTTGCCGTAATACATGGGAAAACTGGGTGGAGTCGAAAGCCGAATAATCCATACAGACTGCCACTGGGTCCTGAAAACAGTACCTCTTGTCAGCCATAACTTGAGCCCGTTCCTCCATGAGCATGCCCTTAGAGCAGCTCGGTAGCCGAGTTGGTCCCAGGCCTGGCCCGTGGAGCAACTCACGCTCCGCCGGTTCAAGCCAGGGCGCCAACTCGATATTGAAGGCCGGTCCCCTGTATTGGATCATTCTCGGTGGTTTGCTCTCGACTTCTTCTGCTGAGTGGTAGTCGACCTTAATAAAAGCCTCGACCTTTCCCGACGGTAACGCCCAACTGTTAACATGGTGTGCACGGAACATAGCATCACGCTTTGCTCCCCCAAACTTCCCCATGATATCCAGCATAGACATCCTGTCCACCACCCTTCCATCCATCCAATCTTCGGCAACCCGCCACCGGAGATCCATGATGCGCCCCTGCGTCCACCCCGGTAAGACCTCCCTGTCTCCTCCCGCCAACCTGAATCGCCCCTCCCCCACCTCGAACCAGTCGGGGTAGGGCAGCTTATCGACCAAGTGGCGGTTATGTAGGCTGAGAACCTCGTTCTTGACACAATCCTGAAACGTATACACGTCAGGTAAGTCTAGTCCCAAGTCAGCCAATCTCGTTGTGCACCTACGGTGCACACACGGGAGGTCACGATATTCAATACGGTGGCATGCGAGTGTCGCCATGAGAGGGACATTGGAACAAATGCCCTCCCGGCGCCACCCCTATGTTCTCAACACTGCTTCCCGACGGGCGTACCATTGCCGGTACACCCCATATGAGATTCCCATGGCCCCGCAGGCCACCCCAATCCAGATCACATTCTTGAGATTTCTATTGAGTCCACTCTGGTCCTCCACTACTCCGAACCACCTCTGCGCCAGAGACGTGCGGGGCAAGCCCACACGCCACCACGCTCTGCAGAACCTAATTGGATGCCTCCAGTGGCTGAGCACCCATCCTATTCTAGGTCTCGGTCTGCCTACGCCCACCCTATTGAGCAAATGGTGGCAGGAGTCGGCCAATTCTTGGCCTCGTGCCAGAGCCCTAATTACCATCTCACGACCCACAGCCCAATAGACACCCGCACCCACCACCGCCGCCGGGGACGAGGCAACAGCCAAGGCTGTTGCTCCTACCCCTGCAGCAGTGACCACGTGTCCAAACAAGCCGCTCCTCCAGCCCACAAACAATCCGGCCACCACGGACCCACCAACCAACGCCCCCACGGACATCCAGTGTCCCGGGTCAAATTGGTCAAAGCCCACGCTGCCGACGGTGTGCCGCAACAGAGTCGCGTTGTGTCTCCTGGCTAGTAGCACTTCCCGCGGTGGAAGAACTGCGTTCCGGTTACCCACTTCAAGAAGATCCTCTGTGACAGTGTCCATCGCCTGAGTGACAGACACGCCGTTCTCCTCCAAGATCTCCCGAGCCTCCTCGGTGCGCAGTTGCCCTTCCATGGCCTGTCTAGCCCTCCCGAATCTCACTCCATCCGCTGGTACCCCCCACACACTGAGTTCCACTCTATGACGCAACTGCCCGAGTAGTCCCCAGAGCCTGCCGCGACCGCCGCCGCCCCCGCTATCCGCATCAGGACCAGCCGGTGGGTCACCTCCTGGCCCGGGCCCAGAGTCACCTGGGCCTGGACTGCCGGTACCTCCAACCTCCTGTACGGCAACCACTGGTGGATCCCCTGGAATGTCACCCCGAGGTCGTGCATCCGGTACAACCTCCTCAACTGGGCGTAACACTCCCGGCACCTCGTCGTCGCCGTGGCCAGCGGGCTCTTCAGCTCCCACGTCACGCTCTGGCTCCTGTGGATGTGGTTCCCCAGCATCCGCACCATCCATGAGATTTCGCCTCCCCAGATTCTCTCCTCCAGGGAGGCCCCCTCGAAAGGGCTGCCACCCGTCGTCATCATCTTGAGATTCATCGTCACTCGAACTGGCCCAATCTATATTGTCCACGGGCATGGTTCCAGGCGGGTAGAACCCCAGCAGGTACATAATCTCCTGTACAGAGAACATGTCCCTACAATTGGGGCATCGTGGCCTGGGATCATGGTTCGACCCCACGAGATATGTCCTCAAACAAGCCTGGTGGAAGCAGTGCCTTACGGCGCTGTCCCCCCCAGTACAGATCTTCGCAAACGCTGTCGGCCTGTCCGGACTGGCAGATCGCTCCACCTCCTCCAGACAGACCATACAAACGGGCCAACCACGGGGGGTACCTGCCTCCTGAGGCCGGTCTCCCACATCGATCTCCGGTTTGAGATTCCACAAGGCTTTCTGGTATCCATCATCGGACTCCCCAATCCGCTCCAGTTCCCAGTTGGCCTCCACTCCCTTCTTCCACGGCACGTCTCTCGCATAGGGGCAGTCATCCAACGGCCAGTACGTGTCTGCTCTCAATAGCGACACCGCTCGCTGGGTCTCTCCGGTGACCCACATCTGGATTTTGATTGCTCCTCCCCTAGTTAACAGCCGCACCGCTGAGATTCCAACCTCCACGTCCATGGCGCACCTCCGTCCAAGACACTCGGCTTGCCACACGCCTCCCTCGAAGTGTAGCTCCGTGGAGGCCCTAGCCGCCGCCTTCATGAGCATCCTAGACACTAGCGCGTCGCCAGCTATGGAGGGCCGTGACCTTGGACAGTACAGGCAAACAACATTCGAGCCCTCGCCTCGGTACCATCGATAAGATCCCGCCACTCCCCCTTCACTCAAGTACTGAGCTGCTCCCTCCCGCAATCCACGAGCTCCACCCCCGTACATCCTCATTAGCTCCCGAGCGGTGGTGCCCTCTCTGACTGCTATGATGCCTCGTACTGTCAGATCAGGCAATCCTAGGCACACCTGGGCTCCTGAGTAAGCCTCCGCATACCAGTTCCCAGTGCCGACTGCCCATTGAGATTCTATGTTTCCGTTGAGAGCATGCATCAGCCGATTCCTCTCTCGCCTACTAACTCCGGTCTTCTCACAACACCCCATTTGACCCTGGGGCTTCGACAGCGAAGAGTAACTGTCTAACGTGGGCTTCGGCCACCGTAGCGCGCACCTTACCGGTCGGCCCCGAGTCCCAGCGTCGCCGCCGGTTCCCAGAACGTCCCTACTCGGCATGTTGTCCGTCAGGGCGTAACAACGATCGGAACCTACATTGGTTGGGTTCGTCATGTCCAACCAACGGTGTAGGGCGCAC